ATATCTAGTTCAACTCCTGAATTTACTACAGTACTAGCTGTAAGCACATACAATGTACACTTATTTACATTTACTGATATACATTTAGGTAGTCAAAGTGAATTTGCTTACCAGTTATCTAATGATAGTGGTAGCACTTATGAGGCAGGAACAAGTTATCAAGTTGGTAACCAAAGAATTTTTGAAAATGGTACAAATGACAATAGAAGAGCTGCACAAGCTACTGCAAGATTAGTAGGGGATATGAGCAACAATGCACTTTCTGCAGCTAATGGTCACATGTATTTATATAACGCAGGTGGTAGTGACAAGTATACTTTTTCTACAAGTCAAATGGCATTTAGAAGTAATGCAGATAAATGTGGTTTAGAGTTTGGAATACAAACATATAATACATCAGAAACTGTAAATGGAATTAGATTTGGTTTAGGTGCAGGTTCTCTAGCAGCTTTAGATAGTGGTATCATATCTGTATATGGATTAGCAGAGGTTTAAATTATGGGATTTGAATTAATAAAAAGTCAAACAAGTACAACAGTCGCAGACTTTGATTTAGAAAATATATTTACTTCTGATTACAATGTTTACAAAATAAATTTATTTAATATGGAAGTAGCAAATTCTGATTATATATTTTTTAGAATTATAAATGCAAGTGGAAAAGATAGTGGTTCTAACTATGATTATGGTGGTGAGTTATTATATACACACACAACACATGACTTAACTGTTGATGCAACATCTAGCACTACTGCTAACTATGTTGGTTACTTTTACCCTGCAGGATATGATGATGGAGGTGGTGCTACTATCTATGTTTACAATGCACCTGATGCCTCAACATACACTGCATTTACTGTTCATGCTGTAGGTTTTGCAAATGGCATAGGTCAATATGGAAATAAATCTATAATGTTACATGATGTCGCAGAAGCAGTCACAGGTATTAGTTTTCAAAGAACAGGTAACTTTGATAAAATATCAGCAAATGTATATGGAGTTAAGTAGATGCCAGGAAGTTTAAAAAAACTAGAAGAAGTGACACTGTCAGGTGCTACAGCAAGTGTTACATTAGGAGATGATACTTGGGATACATCTTACAATGTATATTATGTTACATTTGATGGTGTAAAAGTAAGTGCAGATGACAGTTTAGCAGTAAGAATTTTAGCTAGTGGTTCTGAACAAACAGCAACAAATTATCAAGAAAGCACACTGTATGCAAAATCAGATACTAACTCTACAGTAGCAGGTCTTACAGGTTTAGGACAAGGTGATGTTACAGCAACTATAGATAGTGGAGTAGCTGCTTCAAGTGGTAATGGACACATGTATTTGTTTGCCTTTAACAATAGTTCAGAGTACTCTTACATGACAGTAGATAGTGTACACATGCAATACAATACTAATAGTGGTAGAGGATTTCATAAATCAATTATTCATACAGTTGCAGCAGCAAATGATGGATTAATATTTAAATGTAATACTGATAGTAATAATTTAACTGCAGGTACATTTAAATTATTTGGTATATCAAAATAAAATTGTGCTAAGATAGGAGAGATATGGCAACAAAAGAAGAATTACAAACCCAAGCTGATGCAGAAATAGAAGCTGCTAAACCTTTATATATTCAAACTAATGGTGTTCGTAGAGAACTAAATGATGATGAATATGCTCAAAAGAAAATTGATTTAGGTAATGCTAAGTGGAATGACCAACAGTTTGGTTATATAAAAGCTAGGCAAGATGCGTATGCTGCTATTCCTGAACAGTTAGATATGCAATACTGGGATGAAGTCAATGGCACTACAACTTGGAAAGACCACGTAGCTAAAGTTAAATCAGATAATCCTAAACCTGAATAACATTTATGATATAATCCAGTCTATGGATTTTTTATTCGGATTTATTCTCGGTTATTTATGTAAAGAAGTAGCATCTTATCTTAAAAGATTAGCTATTGGACCTGTTCCACAAGACTGGGATAAAGAATGGGATTGGATGTCACCTCTCCAGGAAGATGATTTACCATAAATGACAAACAACAATGGCTACACGCAGAAGGAATTACTCAATATGGTCATTGAAAGACTTGACAGACTAGAAGAAAAATTAGATGCTAAATTAGATAAAGCAGAGTTTTATAAAGTATTAACTCTACTTGTAGCATTAGGTGGAGTTGTTGCAGCGATTGTAATGTAATGCTGCGAATCCTATTCGCAGTTTTTTTACTGCTACCATTACCTTTATATGCTAATGAAAATAGTACAGATACTACAGATACTTCTACCACTACTACTACTAGCACTACTACTACTACTATCCCAGGAGAAACCGAAGAGGTAGAAACATTTGATGGTCCACCTCCTGTAGAAGAAGAAGAAGTAGAAGAAGAAACTACAGAAACTACTACGACTACAACAACATCTACTACGACTACTACAACTATACCTACATACGAACAAGCTACAGATATAGTATTACCTGAAGATGAACTAGACCTAGATGGTAATGAAGTAGAAAATAATATTGTTATTAATAATCATTATGATGGTCAGTTTGGTTGTACAGATTTTTGTATGAACTTACATTATTTGCAACATGGTAATGACAGTAAAGATTACACATTTATATTACCTGAAACTACCACAGTAGATGAAGAAGAACTAGAGATAGAAATATACGAGATTGGTTTTACTATAGGTGCATTAAACAATGAGGGTACAGTTACCTACACACATACAGATGAAACAACACAAGAAAATGTATTAGAAGCACAAAGCAACTCTAACTTGCAGACAATGTTAGAAACAGTTGTGTATAACATTTACGATACTTTAGATACTTTTATAGAAAGTTTTACAATAAGAATTAATGACTGGTCATTGTTAGATGACATATCTTTTAAATATGTCATGCCTACTACAACTACTACCACTACAACAACTACTACAACTTTGCCTCCACCACCTCCACCACCACCTCCACCACCACCTAAAGTTGTGGTTGTAATGGATGATGGTTCTGTTGGTGAATATGAAGAATATGAAGTAGAAGATGGAACAGTAGAACGTGATAATGAACGTAAAACTAATGAAGAAAAGTATGGTTGCTACATGACTGATGCACAAATAGAACGTGGTGATTGTGTTATTATTATAGAAGATGAAGAACAATATGATACCGAAGGAGAGCTTCCTGAAGATGATGATGTGGTACTTGAGTTGGAACTTGAAGATGAAGTGGAAGAACTTGAACCTATCGAAGAGGAAATTATTATTGAAGAGGAAGTCGAGATTGATGTTGAGAAGTTGGAAGAAGAGTTTGACTTTGAAGAAGATGTCTTTGAGTTACCTGAAGAAATAATAATAGAGGAGGATATAGATGAAGAAATTGAAGAGGTTAAAGAGGAAGTTTTGGTTGAGCCAATACAGGAAGTTATTAGTGAAGATACGACAACCACAACATTACCAAGAGTGGAAGATGAAGAACCTTTAAAACTTACTGAAAAAGAAGTAGCTGTAGAAGTTGCTGAAGTAGAAGAAGTTATTGAAGATATTGTTTTAGAAGAAGTTACTACTGAAGAAGTCATAGAAGTTATAGAACAAGTTAATGACATTGGTGTACAAAACTTAGACCAAGCTACTGAAGAAGTACAAGAAGTTGTACAAGCTGTTGTTGAAGAAGCAATAGAAAATGTAGAAGATTTATCAGAAGAGCAAGTTGCAGTCGTAGCAGAAGTATTACAAGTAGAAGAAGATGATGTTGAGATTATTGCTGAAGCTGTAAAAGAAGATGAGGTTGTAGCAGAAGCAGTAGAAGAATATGTAGAAAGAGCTGTAGAGAACGCAGATGTAGAAAACTACACACTTGCTGATGTTGTAACAGAAGTACAGTACGAAAACTTTTTAGAAAATCCTATAGAAACATTTGTAGATTTAGATTTTGAAGGTATAACTATTAACAATATAGGAGATGATATGACACAAGACCAAAAAGAAAAAGCACAAGAGGTGGTAGTGCCAGTTATTTTGACTAGAATAGCTACTATGGCAGCTTTTGTATTTAGGAGAAGTCTATGATAAAGAAGTTATGGACCTGGTTTATAGCAGCAATAAAAGAAACACTTAACCTTAGTTGGACTTTGGTTGGTTTAGTTATTGCTACTCTTACACTAACTGGTTCTGCACAACAAATTACAGGACTTGCTACTATAATTACATTAGCTGTTTGGTTATTAACAATTAGCTTTAGAGATTAGGAGAATAGTATGGACTGCTGTGGTAGTGGTTGCTGTGGTGGTGAATAATGTGTGTAACTTTTGTTAACGAAGCAGGTACATACATTACCATATGTAATGGAAAATATGGAGGTATAGGTGAAACTGACTGTAGTTAGAACACAATTTGGAACAGATGCAACAAATGGTTTGTTGTTTATAGATGGTATTTTTGAATGTTATACACTAGAAGACCAGTATCAAGCAGTAAAAGTTATGCACGAAACATGCATACCTGAAGGCACATACGATATTAAGTTGAGAAAAACAGGTGGCTTTCATGCTAAGTATTCAGAGAGATACAAGAACGCACATTATGGTATGTTACACATACAAGATGTGCCTAACTTTACCTATATTCTTATACACACTGGTAACACTGATGAACATACATCAGGTTGTTTAATTGTAGGAGAAACTCAACAAGACCTAGAAGTATCTAAGGATGGGTTTATCGGCAGCAGCACTGTGGCTTATAAAAAAATGTACGCAAAAGTGGCAGGTCAATTATTACAAGGTAAACCAGTTAGTATTGAATACACAACAATAAATAAATTGTTAGATAAAGATACAAACAATGCAAGTAAAGACCACACAGTTTTAGCTACCACAGTTTATGATAAATTGCAGGAAATAAATGGAAATATTTTGACAATTAAAGCAAAACTTAGTGGAAGGGTAATAGAATAGTGTCAGATTTATTTGAAAAAAATAATAGAAAAAGAAACCAAGAGGGTAGGTTCAAGAAGGACTTATGGTGGACACCTTGGAATGATGCATGGAGTTATAAAATGAGTGAAGAACTTAAAGATATGCTAGAAAGAACCTTTTGGACTTTCGTTGAGGCATTTCTTGGTGCGTTAGTCGTTGCCCCATTGGTATCTGTAGATGCCGATACTGTGCAACTTGCTGCTTTAGCAGGTGGTGGTGCTGCCTTAGCTGTAGTTAAGACATACGCAAAAAAACAAATATCTAAATAACACAATAATTATTATTTTCCTGTATACTTTTATTGACAGGAGATAGTATTACACAAAAAAAACCTATACCTGAAGAGTGGGGTAACAACTTTTATAAATCAGGATGGCAACCTGGACTAGAAGTAAACGAACAAACTGGTCTTGGTGAGATAACACACGTAGGAACAGACCCTAATTACAGAAGTAAGTTTGATTCTATCTTACGTGACTGGGGTTTTGACCCTAAATTATACTACATTGAGGGGTCAGTACGTGCATCTTCATGGAATGTGCAGCTAAAAGGTGGCACAACAGAAACATTTTACGCATTTAAAGGGGTTGTACGTAAAAAAAATCCTGGACACGACAAGTATTTTCAAGAATTATTTAAACAAGCTAAGAAAAAACCACCACTTAAAAAGAAAACGTTGGGAGGCGACACTGCCTTCCTTTTTTTTATGGCAGATTGGCAACTAGGTAAACGTGATTTTGGTGTAGATAATACAATAGCACGTTATGATGTAGCACTACAAGATGCAGTCAATAGGATAAAAGATTTACGTAAACTTGGTGTAAATATAGATGAGATTTATATGATAGGACTAGGTGACTTGACAGAAAACTGTACTGCAGCTTTTTATGATAGTCAACCTTTCAATGTAGAACTCTCACTCATTGAACAATATGCACTAGCTAGGTCTATGATAATGAAAACTATAGACACGTTCTTACCTTTAGCAGATAAGCTAGTCCTTGCAGGGTGTCCAGGAAATCATGGTGAAATGTCTAGGTCCAGTAAAGGTCAGGTATATACAAACAGATTAGATAACAGTGATACAATGCACTTGCAAATTTGTCAGGAGATAATGGGTGCAAACAAGCAAAGGTATAAGTCAGTTAGTGTAGAAATACCTGATGGTTTCCATCAAGTATTAGATATAAAAGGTAAGACTTGTGGGTGGACACATGGTCATATGACAGGTGGAAGTGGTAATCCTGAAAACAAAATAGAAAATTGGTGGAAGGGTCAGATGTATGGACACTTACCTGCAGGAAAATGTGAGATACTTATTACAGGTCACTACCATCATTTTCGTAGTAAACAACAAGGTAATCGTACTTGGTTTCAATCACCTAGCTTAGACAAAAGCATAGACTTTACAGAACGCAGTGGGCTATGGTCGCATCCTGGTGTTCTCACTTTCACAGTTAACAATAAAGGTTGGGATAATTTAAAAATACTTTAAAGCCCTAGCTCACAATACAAACAAGTCTTGCGATACTGAAGGTCATGCTTCTTACAAATCACTCTTCTTCTTGTTTCTCTATCTCATTAGCAATTTTAATTGTGTTTTCATTGTGGTCTGATACAAACTCATCCATTAGTTCTCTAATTCTTTGTGGGTTTGTCTTGGTAAGCATAATAGATTTCTCTACCTTTTGACCACCACAGGCATTTGCTAACTTAATTGCCCATGTCTTTAGTGTTTTAGGGTCATCAAATATATTAGCCATTATTACTCCTGTTCCATAACTTGATAACTTAAAAAAGCTAATTCAAAACTATCTTTTTGTCTAACTTCTAAAAAATAATTATTTAGCTTATTTTGTTTTTTATATCTATTGAACCACCATTTTATCTTATGTCTTTCGTGATTTTTTTGAGCATATTTTCCTTCTGTGCATTGAAATTTATTAAAAAGTATCCAACTATTAGGATTTTCTTTTGCTAACTTTAAAGCAATTTTAAAGTTATTATCATTCCAAATACTAATTCTGCCTGAACCTATTCGTTTTATTTTTCTTACCTTATAAGTTTCTAAAAAAACAGGTTGGCTAATTACTTCAACTTTTTCTAATTGATTTATATTCATTAAAATATTCCTTTCTTTGCTAATTCTTTTTCTTCTTTAGTTTTAATTATTGCATTACAAGTAACAACTGTATGTGCGTATGGGTTGTTTTCATCAGCTAACTTTATTTGCTTAATACAAAAATCATTACCATCAATGTCAGTTGCATACTCTAAATGTTTTGATACAGGACATACACCTGTTGTGCTTTT